TGACCGAAAGGGCAGCGCTTTAATCGACGGTGTTGAGTATTGGGTAAGTGGCTGGATAAATGAAAGCAAGTCTGGCACTAAGTATATGAGCTTGAAGTTTAGCGCTAAGGAGCAGGTCCAGGCCAGCGGTGTTAAGCAGGCCAAAGCAGCTGTCCAGGAAAGCGTAAGCTTTGACGAAGATATCCCTTTCTAGATATAAAAAAGGCCCCGTAAAGGGGCCAAACCGTATAGGTTTAGTGGGTCGGGGGAACCCACCCATTTAATTTAACACAACCGATGGAATTGACAATGGAATTATATGATTGCGGTAAGTGCTTAAAACACGCCCAGGATGTTCACAGTGTAGGCGCAGAAGCTCTGGCTGCTGATCTAGGAGTATCGCGACACCAGATATATAGGTGGCGTAATATGAAAAACTGGAAGATGCACACAGTACAGCGTATATGTGCAAGCCTGGGAATCAGCCTGGAAGACTTCTTTAATTTAAACTAAAAAAAAGGGCCGGTTAAGGCCCCTTGAAAAACAGTATGAAACTGTGATGTACTGGAAGTGTGAATAACAGTAACGGAATAGATATTAACAAATCTGTTGATATATCTAAACTCTTTTCCGTTAAGCATTTGGGCATGGGGCCGGTGGAATCCTTAGATTAAACGCCGGAGCGTGGTTGACCCTCCAGACAATGCCCGACCGATATTTCAGTAAATAGAGGTCGATAGGTTGGATATCCGATACAAATGCGTCTGAACTGCGGAGTTGAGAAATCCCTCTGATCTAATTTTTTATAGGTATTTGCCTGTGAAAGGGTAAAAAGTATCTGATAGAAAATATGTTTTGACAGCAAGTTAACATAAATGTATAAAGTAAATTCATTCATAAAAAACAGGGCGAGACAACGTCGAGCCAAGAGGACAATAAAATGAGCCAGAAAGAGAGAATCTTAGAACACTTTAAAAGTGGTAACACCATCACTTCACTTGAAGCCTACAATGAGCTTGGAGTGACACAATTAGCTACCAGGATATATGAGCTTAAACAAGACGGTCATTTAATACTGTCTGACCGTATCAAGGTAACTAACCGTTTTGACGAGCAATGTATCGTATCTAAATATTACCTGGCGGAGGTGTAACATGCTTACTAATGACGGCAGTACCTATGTTGTACCTGCAGACTTTTACGATAAGCTTGTAGAAAATTACGGCCAAGATCTTGTCAGCCAGGAGCTAAACGCTATGGAGATGTGGCTGTTAGCTAACCCAAAAAACCGCAAAACCAAAGGCGGTATGACTCGATTCATAAATTCCTGGTTAAAGCGCACTAAAGCAACTGGTGGTGTTTCACCGTATGCAGCCCAACACAAAACAGTAGGTCCGAAAAATGACGATAGTATTCGCGGCAGATCTCTTGACTGTTCACTTACAGATGTTTCCTGGTTAAGCGGTGAAGAGAAAGAAATACAAAAGCAGTTTTATCTGACTACACGTGGGTTTTATTTTGATGGTGGGTCTGAGGTAAAGCGAGCATGAGCATTTTAAAATATGAGTATAAGGGTGAAAAATATCCTGAGCTTCGTAGAAAACTGCATACCATCACTGAGGTATCAAAGATAACAGGGATACCAAACAATGCATTGCGGAACAGGTTACGAAACACTGACCTTATTACGGATAAGCTATTGTATCCACATAACCTTCCAAGAAAGGTCCTCAAAATTGAGTTTACAGGCGAGCATCATGTATTTGTTGATGGCGTTTCGTATACCACTGGCGAGTACGCTACTGCTGCTGGAGTTGACAGCTCAACTATGTGGGGAAGGATACGCGGCAAATCATTTGTCACGCCGCACGATCTTAGAGCGCCAGATCCAAAATACAGCAAGAAGGGGTGCTTTTACGAGTCTAACTTGGAAACCAGGTTGGAACGCTATTCACAAAAATATTTATCGAGGAAATTAGTATGACCCAGGGGGATTTTGTAAGAATTGATAACCGGTTACAGATCGAGAATCGACTCGAGTATGTAAGAAGAAGATTGTGTGATTGGAACTATGACCAGGCTGCTGTTATTCGTGTTGAGCGGTATGTTCCACATGCATCTGACGCCCAGGTTGCACTGCTGCATATTTGGTTTAGAAAAATGGCTGAGTTTTTCAACAAAAAGCTAACCGAAAAGCTAACAGAAGAGAAAATGAAAACTCTCATGAAGCATAAGTTTTTAAGCTCTACAGAAATAGTTGGCAGCACTGAGTGCTATAAAGTTAAGAGCATCAAAGACTTAGATGTTGGGGAGATGCAATTTTTTATGGATGAAGTGTACAATTATGCTACAGAGTATAGATGTAGGCTTCCAGTACCGGAACACAGCGAGTATAAAAAACTGAGGGATAAACAAAATGCATAACCGATTAGACCCTGAAGTATTAAAAGAGTTTGCAACAACCCAGAGACAAATCGAAATTGTTGAAGCAGTCAAAGTACACGGCTCACACAGTAAAGCAGCCGAAAATATTGGATGTGCCAGACAGACTGTTGATGGGGTAATTCATAGGCTAGAGCGGAATGCAGCAGCAAAAGGGATCGCGCCGCACAGAGATCTAACGCACCAGACGGCGGCTGGGTTTGATGCTAAGAGAATATCAACTGCATACAAGGCCGATGGCTCTATAGGTCTTCAGTGGGTTATCCAGGAAAAAGAAAAGACCAGTCTGCAGGAGCGCCTGGACTTAATGATCGAGGGGGTCAAGGATGACCTTACCGGCTACAAGAATCCGGTCCCTTCCCCTGCTGAAGTGCGCGATGATTATCTTGCAATGTATATGATTGGCGACCATCACTTTGGGATGCTGGCAGACAGCGAGACCAAGGTAGACGACGATGACTGGGATGTGAAGATTGCGACACAGATATTAATTGACGCAACTGACAGACTGGCTAACCGAGTCGGTAACGCTGGCACTGGTGTGCTGTTGAACGTAGGCGACTTTTTTCACGCTGATAGTAGTTTTAATACTACAACCAAAGGAACGCCGGTAGATGTAGATACGCGCATTGGCAAGACCTTTAAGCTGGCAGGAAGGCTGTTTAATGTTCTAATCGACAAGATGCTGCAGACGCATGAAAAGGTGGTAGTAATAAATGTTCGCGGTAATCACGATTACGATATGGCTTGTCACTTGTCTAGCTGCCTGGAATTGCTATACAGCAATGAGCCAAGAGTCCAGGTCCTAAATAACTACAGCAAATTTATATCCTACCAGTGGCACAACAATCTATTTGTGTTCCATCACGGCGACCGCATTAAGCATGAGCAGATTCTGCAGACTGTGATCAAGAACCTGGATGATGAGTGGGCGGCATCTAAGAATCGCTACTGCCATCTAGGGCATATACACCATCACCAGGCTAGAGAGGTAGCGGGAATGCATTTCGAGCACTGGGGTGCTTTGTGCAGTACCGATCAATGGCACAGTGATTCGGGCTACGGAGCAGAGCGCAGTATGAGCGCAGTGGTATATCATAAAGAAAGCGGCGAAGATTCGCGTGTTAAAATAAAGGTAGGTGAAAAATGAAATGTTGGAACTGCGGGACAGAGCTAATTTGGGGTGGCGACCATGATGTTGAAGATAGCGAAGATTATTTTATGGTGTCGAATTTGAGCTGCCCTAAATGCAATTCGTATGTAGAGTTTTACACGGCTAAGGAAAAAGATGATGAGCAAGGTGATTGACTTTCCTAATAATGCTACAAAGATGACTAAGCTTTACTGTGAAGAGTGCGAACACCCACTAGAGTATTGGCTTGGCGATGATGACCAAGCATACGGTATATGCCCCAGGTGCGATCTCCAGCGCCCGGACACCTTAACAATAGACTATGGAAAAGGCACTGAACACTGATGCCCAGAGCAGCACGTAAAAAGAAAAAGCTAACCATTGCCGGTGAGATAGAAAAAGCTGCAGTCACAATGCAAAAGCTGGTTCGCATGAAGGCAGCCGATGATAACGGATATGTTACCTGTATAACTTGTGGTCGAGTGGGTCACTACAAAACCATGGATGGAGGTCATTATTTCTCCAGGCGACATACCAGGCTGAAGCTGTTTTCCGGAAACTGTCATCCACAATGTAAGCGCTGCAATATGATGATGGGAGATCCAATTATCAACGACGCCTACAGAATCTATATTATTCAGACCTATGGCCAGCGCAGGCTAGACGCAATGAAAAAGCTCACCCAGCTGCCGCCAAAAAAATATTACCGGCACGAAATCCAAGAGTATCATGAGCAGCTAAAAGCTGAAGTAAAAAAGCAAAAGAAAAGGCTCGGAGAATATTGACTCTGTATACATATTTGATACAATAGGCGCATATTCAAAAAGAGGTGATGTTATGACTAAGCGTAAAAGTAGGATTACAACTGTTCTAAAGCAGTTAAATGAGAAGTTCCCTAACTGTAATGCGGTCCCGTACAACGAGTGGACCGGGGAAGAGAAGCTGAGCCAGGATGGTATTTGGTTCCGCATGGAGGGAGAGTGCGCCCCGGATGGTTCGCCACTCTACGACTACTGGTCCGAGTTTGGTGAGATGTACCACCCAGACCTGGTGGCCTTGCTGGACAAGCACGGCTTTTTCTGTGAGCCATACGATGCTGGAACACTGATGGCGTGGAGGGCGTAATGATTGAAGAGCTTAGAAAGCTTACTGCTGCCGGTAACGAGCGTACAAAGCGTATGCTCCAAGCCGGTCAGCCGTTTATTGGTTCGCAGGGATCTTACATTGGTATATTAGAATACTATGTAGCGCTTATGGGTACGGATAACCCAGACTTATTTCAAGACCTACTAGAGGAGTTAAAAGATGTTGAACGATTCAGTAATTAGAACAGACCCAGGCGGAATGGCCGAGGTTTTGGGGTTGCTGCTGGCTTGGGCAATCATATTGTTTGTTATATTTAACCTGGCACTAGCTATGGCTTATGTGCAGCAAAGCCAGAAAGCATGGAAGATCAGGCGGAGAGCGCGTCGTATACGCAAAATAAGGGAGCGTAGTAATGAAGCCGACGTTTGAGTTTGTATATAACGGCGATGAAGATGACGATGTGGTATCAGATCTTCGCGTTTCCATTTTATCTAAGCATTTAACCAGGGATGAGCTTGTCGAAGAATTTGAGCATTTTGTGAAGGGGTGCGGATATTACTTTTCTGACGATGAGTGTATTGCTATAACTTCAAGAGAAAACATATAATTGTTTACGACTAGGCCCCCTCTTGCCCTTGAAGCAGGTTTGCCGCACCTGTAGTCACAACGCGGCACTAATTAATCAATAAATGAGGACGTATTATGACTGCATCACACGGCGGTAAAGGCGATAAGCCCAGACCAATGAGTGTAGACTCAAGAACCTTTAGCGACAACTTTGACGCTATTTTCCGTAAAGAAAAAAGACCTGGCTCTGATCGCCGGGTAGACCAATCCAAAAAGCGAGGAGAAAAGAAATGAGATATCTATTAGTTTTATTACCTGCACTGTTAGCTGTCAGCTCTGTTGAAGCTGGATGTACTGCTAAAGCTGATGCCTGGGGTAACACCCGGTATGATTGCAACGGAACATCTGGAACCTTATCTACTGATTCCTGGGGTACAACCAGGGACTCAAGGACCGGCACAACGTATAAGACGGATTCCTGGGGGACCACAAGAGGATCTGACGGCTCTAGCTGGAAAACCGATGCCTGGGGTACTACACGCTACAATGACGGTACAACGTCAAAGACAGACGCATGGGGCAATACCCGCTACAGTGACGGCACAGTCTGCAAGACAGATTCCTGGGGAACCACCAGGTGTAATTAATATACCAAAATTGGTATACCAATAATCAAAAAAAGTCACTTTTAAGTATAACCGGCGTCACTTACAATGGCGCCGTTTTCTATTCTATTTTCTCTCAAAGGTGATGCTGTGCTTCTGCTCGATACTTATGTCGTAATAACTGTTGTTGGTCTATTTTTAGTAGGGTGGCAAAGCTTGAAGCAATAATGTCTACAGATTGGTTATATTTTGTACAAACTGTTATACAATTGTGTTGCACAACTAACCCTGGAGGTTATTATGAGCAAGCAATTATGTTTAACTGCACGTGTAGAAGAGTGTGTAGAGAATGGATGGTTTGACCTGTTAGATCAGGTTGACACATTAACGCAGACGTTGATTGACTATCCAACTATTGGGGCCGAGACAAAGCAAGCATTACTACACTGGTGTTCACTGGTAGATGTAAGAGCAAGCAAGCTACCACCACCAGAAGAAACTCTGGCTTATCTCAATCCCTCTATGCAGAACGAAAACAGATTTGGTACTGAGATCTAATATGGCAAGACCCACAAACCTGACTGACGAAGTGATCGAGAAAGCCCGGTCCTATGTTGATAACTACCACAAGTACGGCCATGCAGTACCTTCAGTGGTCGGATTATGTAAGGTGATAGACAGGGCAAGATCTACTGTTTATCTGTGGGCATCGGAAGAAGACAATGAGTTTTCGGACATATTAGAGTCAATTAATGAAAACCAGGAGCTGGTGACGTTTAACCAGGCGCTGCTGGGCGAATATAACGCATCAATTGCAAAGCTGCTATTAGGTAAGCACGGCTACACTGACAAGCAAGAGCTTGGTGGTATGGATGGCAAGCCAATAGAAACTGTGTCGAAGATTGAGCGCGTTATCATTGATGGCTAAGACACTCCAAATAGAAACGCCAAGGTGGGCGGTCCCGCTACTAAAGCCTGCACGCTATAAAGGCGCTCATGGCGGTCGAGGTAGCGGTAAGTCGCATATGTTTGCTGAGCTGTTGATTGAAGAGCATGTAAGGGACCAGAATCGCAATACAGTCTGTGTTCGTGAGATCCAGAAGTCACTGGGTCAGTCTGTTAAAAAGCTCTTAGAGATCAAGATAGAGTCCCTGGGGGTGCAAAAGTATTTTGATGTCCAGGACACTGTTATCAAGTCAAAGTTTGGTACAGGCAGGATTATCTTTCAGGGCATGCAGAATCACACAGCTGACTCGATTAAGTCCCTGGAGGGTTATGACTGTGCCTGGTGCGAAGAAAGCCAGTCGATGAGCCAGAGAAGCCTGGACCTGTTGAGACCTACAATCCGAAAGCCTGGCAGCGAGCTATGGTTCACATGGAACCCCAGTAAAGAATCTGACCCCATTGATGTGCTGTTACGTGGCGATAAACCGCCGGATGATGGCGTGGTGGTAGAGGTAAACTACTGCGACAACCCGTGGTTCCCTGATGTCCTGAAGGATGAGATGGAGTATGACCAGGGCAGAGACTACGATAAGTACCTGCACGTTTGGATGGGCCAGTATGTAAACAACAGTGATTCCAGGGTATTTAAGAACTGGCGAGTAGAAGAATTTGAGACTCCCGGCGAAGCAATACCAAGGTATGGCGCTGACTGGGGATTCAGTAAAGACCCAACTGTATTGATCCGGTGCTGGGTAGAGGGGTTAACTCTGTACATAGATCACGAAGCGTATATGGTTGGCTGTGAGATTGTTAACACGCCAGACCTGTTTCTGACGGTCCCGGACTCTGAGAGGTTTCCTATCATTGCCGACTCTGCCAGGCCAGAGACAATTAGCCATATGCGGAAGAATGGGTTTCCTAAGATAATGTCTGCAGTAAAGGGAGCCAAGAGCCTGATTGAGGGCATCGAGTTTTTAAAGAACTACGATATTGTTGTTCACCCCAGGTGCAAGCACACCATTGATGAGCTGACAATGTACAGCTACAAAGTTGACCCACTGACCGACCAGGTGCTGCCAGACCTTGAAGATAAACACAATCACCTTATTGATGCGCTGCGCTATGCTTGTGAAGCAATCCGTCGCACCAACAATAAAAAGCAAATAGATGCAACGCCATTGCCTACTTTTAACAGATGGTAGACAATACCTGGAATATGAGGATGAAAAATGGCCATCAGTAAAGAACAACGATTAGCGAACATTCATTCAGAGTGTTTGCGCGAGTTTGACAATATCCAAACAGCGCTAAGAGAAGAGCGCCTTCAGTGTGTCCAGGACCGTAGATTTTATTCTATTGCCGGGGCGCAGTGGGAAGGCCCGCTTGGCGAGCAGTTTGAAAACAAGCCTAAGTTTGAAGTCAACAAAATCCACCTGTCTGTAATACGAATAATCAATGAGTACCGCAACAATCGCGTTACTGTTGACTACCAGGCAAAGGATGGCGGAGAAGACAAGCTGGCTGATATCTGTGATGGCCTGTATCGAGCTGATGAGATGGACAGCTGTGCCAACGAAGCTTACGACAATGCTTTTGAGGAAGCTGTGGGTGGTGGTTTCGGCGCATGGAGACTGACTGCACAGTATGAAGATGAAGAAGACGATGAGAACGAGAAGCAGCGTATCCGCATTGAGCCGATCTATGACGCTGACACCAGTGTATTCTTTGACCTAAATGCAAAGCGCCAGGATAAGTCTGACGCCAAGAGCTGCTACGTTTTATATGCTATGACTCCAGAGCAGTACATGGACGAGTACGACGAAGATCCAGCATCCTGGCCCAAAGATGTGCAAGAGTATGAGTTTGACTGGAACACACCTGATGTAGTTTATGTTGCTGAAGTTTACCGTGTAGAAGAGTACCGGGAAACAATCCGCATCTTTGAAACCCTGAGCGGTGAAGAAGAGCGCTACAGCAAAAGCGACTTTGCCGATAACCCGGACCTTGAAGATGAGCTTGCAGCGGTAGGTACGCTTGAGCTGCGCCAGAAGCGCGTTAAGAAGAAACGAGTCCACAAGTACATCATGTCTGGTAACAGCATCCTGGAAGACCTGGGGTATGTTGCTGGTAAGCATATCCCTATTGTTCCGGTCTATGGTAAGCGCTGGTTTGTTGACAATATCGAGCGATGCATGGGCCATGTACGTCTAGTCAAAGACTCACAGCGAATCAAGAACATGCAGCTGTCTAAGCTGGGTGAGATATCTGCCCTGAGCAGCCTAGAGAAGCCTATCCTTACCCCAGAGCAAGTTGCTGGCCACCAGATGATGTGGTCAGAAGACAACCTGAAAGACTACCCATACCTATTGTTGAACCCTATCACTGACCAGAATGGCAACGAAGTGCCACAGGGTCCGATCGGTTATACCAAGCCGCCAGCTGTACCACCTGCTATGGCAGCACTGCTGCAGATCACCGAGCAGGATATGTCAGATATTATGGGCAACCAGCAGGCCGGTGAAGAGATGAATCCAAACATGTCTGGTAAGGCGGTAGAGCTTATACAGCAGCGCCTGGATATGCAGACCTTTATCTACATGAGCAACTTCTCTAAGGGCATGAAGCGAGCCGGTGAGATCTGGCTAAGCATGGCCAGGGACCTGTACGTCGAAGATGGCCGAAAGATGAAGATCATTGGTGACGATGACAGCCCAGACACTATCGAGCTTATGAAGCCAGCGATAACGCCAGAAGGCGCATTAGATTATGAAAACGATCTAACCCAGGCTACATTTGATGTGGTTGCTGAGGTAGGGCCATCCTCTACAAGCAAGAAGGCGGCTACTGTTCGTGCGCTTACCGGCATGATGACTATCACCCAAGATCCAGCAACACTGTCAGTGCTAAGCGCTATGGCAATGATGAACCTGGAGGGAGAAGGACTGGGCGATGCCAAGCAGTATTTCCGTAAGCAGCTTATTACCATGGGTGTTGTTGCTCCAACTGACAAAGAGCGTGAAGAAATGGCAGCAGAAGCGGCAGGTCAGCAGGAAGATCCGAACAGTGTTGCACTACGCGCAATGGCTGAAGAAGCCCAGGCGAAGGCGGCTAAGGCTCGTGCTGATGTTGTTAAGACAATTGCTGATGCAGAGCTTACTGAAGCCAGGACCACAGAAACCGAAGCCAAGACTATGGAG